GATTGCAGCACTACAAGCGCAAATTGATGCGCTAAACGCATAGGAGAAATTTATGCCAACAGTAAAAGGTAAGAAGTACCCTTACACAGCCGCAGGTAAAAAAGCCGCAACAGCAGCTAGTAAGCCAAAGAAAAGTCCAAAGAAAAAAGGATACTAAAAATGAAGGGTGTAAAACATTATTTAAAAAATGGTACTGAATGGAAAGGTTCTATTCATAAGACTAATGGAAAAGCTATGACAGGTGCAAAACACACTGCTTCTAGTAAGCCGTTATCTCATAAAAAAAATACTAAAAAGTAATGTGGTCAATCTTAGTAACAACTATGCTTGCAGTGACTGAAGTACCTGCAATGCCTGTTATAATTTTTAGCTATCCAACCCTTAAACAATGTAGATTAGAATTAATAGATATTTCTAAAAAGTTAGATTATGAGTTAATTGTTAATCCTATGTTGGGATACATATCACAGAAAAAAACAGAAGAAAAAACTACTGTTGCTTTCTGTGCTAAGAATTTACAAAGTATTTAATGAACTCTAGTCCACTAGAAGTGTACCCTGTGCATGTTTTACCTACCTCAGCCCCTGTAGGTCAAGAACTTTTAATTGAACCTTCAGTAAACAGAGTAAACGCAGAGTATCTTGTAGTGCAACCATCAAGAGAGCCTTACGGGGTTCCTCAAGAATATACAAGGAGGTTGTGGATATGCTAGCAGAATTAGCTATTGCTAATGCGGCTTTTCAAGTAATTAAGCAAACACTAAGTAACGGCAAGGAAATTGCTGATGCTGGATCTGCGTTAACAAAATACTTTGGTGCAAGCCAAGCTATAGAGCAAAAGGCTAAATTAGGTACAGGTGACGTACTAGCCGCCTATCAAGCAAAACAGGCTTTAGAAAGGCAAGAAAAAGAACTTGAGTTTATGCTCAACAAACAGGGACTTTTAGGGTATTACAAGTATCAACAATTTCGTGATGAGTTTAATAAAAAGCAAAAGTCTGATGCTAAAAAACGAAAGATTAGACAAGCTAAAATTAACTCAAATATTAATGAAGGTTTACTTGTACTAGGGATTGTTATAATTATAGTCGCTGCTGCCTTTGGCGTTTTTTATTATATAAGGACTTATTGAAAGTGTCAGAACAACGATTTGATAGGATAGAAAATAGTCTAGAATCTTTAACAGCTAAAGTAGATAGAATGGCAGAACTAATGAACGCTATCATCCGAATGGAAGAAAAACAATTAGCTATTCAACACAGGCTAGATAACATAGATACTAGAATTAATTTACATGGTACTGAGATAGACCACCACTCAGTTCAAATAGCTAAGGCTAGGGGCATGGCTTCTGGTTTTGTAGCACTAGCTGCTATTTTTGGTGGCCTGAGTTCTTATTTAATGGGGAAGGTTCAATAAATGACATATAGAGAAATTATAGACGGAGTGTTGCGTAGGTTAAGAGAGGATCAATTAGGTTCTGATTGGACAGGTGATTTATCTTCAGCTAGCGGCCCAACTGATTATCAAAAAATGATTGGTGACTTTGTTAATGATGCAAAGTATGAAGTAGAACATTACTGGGATTGGCAAGTTCTGAGAGTAACGTCTGCTATTTCTACTACAAGCGGAACTATGTCTTACTCTTTAGTGGGTGCAGATAGAGACTTTAAAGTTTTAGATGTTATAGATACAAAAGAAGGAGTGCATCTAAAACAAATGTCTAGTGCTGAACTAAATCTAAAAGTATTTCCTACTGCTAATATAGCTACAGGACAACCTATTGGATATGGTTTTAATGGCATAGACAATAATTTAGACACTGTAGTTGATATTTGGCCTGTGCCTAATGACACACGACAGATTAATTTTAACGTAGTTAAACCACAAGATAAATTAACGCAAGCATCTACTAATTGTTATGTTATTGAGCAAGCTGTTATTTTAGGTGCTTATCTGAGAGCTTTATCTGAACGAGGTGAGGACGGAGGAACTCAAGTGTCTGTAGCTGCGGTAGAATACAACAATGTAATATCAAGAGCAGTGCAGATTGACGCTGGTAAGACTCAAATGGAGACTGTGTGGTATGCCAACTAAGCCCTTATCCCCGTTAGTGCTAGACTCGGTAGGAGTCTTTGGATTAAACACTCAAGCTAACGCTTCTAGTCTAGATCACCGATGGTTAATTAAAGCAGAGAATATAATGCTTACCTCAGAAGGTAGGTTAACTTCTCGTAAAGGGATTAGAGCTATTTCTAATTCTGTAGGCAATCACGCTGTAAAGTCTCTACATAATCATAAAAATACAAACGGTACATATACTTTAATATCTTCTGCAAATAATAAAATATTTAAAATGGATTTTAGCACTTCTCCTGCTACATCTACTCAACAGAATTTTGCAAACAGTCCTCAAACTATTTCAGCAGATAATTGGCAATGGGTGCAGTATGATAATAATGCTATGGCAGTTCAGAAAGGACACAAGCCAATACATTATAATCAAACTACTGGAGTATGGTCTGATTTAGAAGACGTAACAGGATATACATCACCTGTTGGTGTAACTACATTTAACCCTTCTTGTGTTTTATCTAAGTATGGTAGAATGTGGGCAGCAGGTATTTCAGAAGACAAAGAAACTTTATTTTATTCTCAATCATTAAATCATCATAAATTTCAAGGTACTGGAGCTGGCGCAGTTAATATGAGGTCGGTATGGGGCTATGATGATATAGTTGCATTAGAGTCGTTCAACGGTAAGTTAATTATTTTTGGAAAGCAGAACATAGCTATCTATAATGATCCTTTTGATCCTAGTGCTGCTACTTTTGCTTTAGATGAAGTTATACACGGAGTAGGGTGTATTGCCCGTGACTCAGTACAAGCCTTTGGTGATGATGTTTTATTCTTATCTGCTGACGGTGTAAGATCCCTCAATCGTACTAAGATACAAGACAAGATGCCCCTAACAGACTTGACTAAGAATGTCAAGAGTGATATTATAAAACATATTATTTCATCTAGTCCAGACGATATTAAGGCTCAGTTTAATCATTCTGGTGGTTACTATATTTTATCGTTTACAGGAATTAATGAAACATACATCTTAGACTTTAAAGCTCAGAATCCAGACATGACTCCCCGTGTTACTAAGTGGCTTACTGATTTCAGCAGAAGTCCTAAGTCTTACTTTTCTACTAATGAAGGTATTCTCTACATTGGACTAGGATCTAGTGTTGTAGGTAAAACATTTAATGGTGTAGTTGCTGATTACGATAACTATTTTGATGTAGACTACTCAGGCTCTACCGCAATCAATAACGCATATCAAACAATATTTAAAACAGTATGGATGGACTTTGGAAACCCCGACACAGCTAAATTATTAAAACAGTTTTCTTGTGTTATAGATGGGGGTCGTGAGCAAGATGTTACAGTTAATTGGTTTAGAGACTACAACAACACACAAGGCGATTCAGCCTCTTTTAATCTTAGGCCCTCATCTTCTGGAGTTACTGCTTTATACGGTTCCAGTACAAGTTTATATGGTGCGTCTAAATACTCACCTCTGTTCTTCCCTAGAGAGTACAGAATTAATTTAAGTAAAGCTGCTAAGGTGGTACAGATAGAAATGATAAATTTAATTAAAGGGTTTAAAGGGTCGCTACAGAGCATGACCGTTTTAGCTAAAGGGGGCAAGATTCGATGAGTAATTACACGGTACAGATAGCGTGGTCAGGTAAGGATGCTTTAGCAGATTCAGATCCAGCTAAGGTTATTTCAGGAGATAGTTTTAATACTGAATTTGTAGCAGTTCAAACAGCAGTCAACTCTAAAGCAGAGTTAAATGGTAATGCAGCAGAAGCCTTTAGCGCAGCTACTCCTACGTCTGGTGATACAACTACTAAAGTAGCTACTACAGCCTTTGTTGCCGCAGCTATTACAACTGCCTCTTCTAATGCAGCTACAGTAAATGGATTTGCTTACCCTGTAGGGTCTGTCTACACTTCTATTGTTGCTACTAACCCTGCTACTTTATTAGGAGTAGGCACATGGTCAGCTTTTGGTGCTGGCAGAGTTCTAGTAGGTATTGATTCTTCAGACGCTTCTTTTAATGTTGTAGAAGAGACAGGTGGTGCTAAGACAGACGCACACGCTCTTTCAATTAGTGAGATACCAGCACACACTCACGCTTCTGGATGGACATTAGGCGGTGGTAATGGAAGTGCTAATGTATACGCTACGACCAATGGTGGCGCAGGGGCTCCTGCTTCTGGATCTACAGGCGGTGGAGCAACTCATACACACGATATTGTACAGCCTTATGTCGTAGTTTACTTTTGGAAGAGGACAGCATAATGGCTAATTTTTATAGCAATAGCTCTAGTAACATGACAGGTGGAGATCCGCGTGGTGAAGATAACCCATATGGAGGATACGCTAACAAAACTACAGGTGCTGGAGGTTACAATAATCCAGCAGGAGGAAATCAAAATAATAATAAAATAAAAACAACAATTCCTCCTTCAGCATCAAATATAAATAATGTAAAAACAATATTTGATACTATTTTTGGTAGAGAGCCTAATCCAGAAGCTTTAGCTCACTACGCAGAAAAAATGCAGAGTTTAGGCCCTGCTGAAGTTTTAAAGCAGATAAGTGAAAGTCCAGAAGCAGTCCAGCTTAAAAATCAACCTATGAGATTTCCGTATACAAGCGATTTTGAAAACACTGGAATGTTATCACTAATGGGCAGTCCTAGTGAAACAAACACATACGCTGCTGCACCTACTCAATTTACTACTAGCGGTACAGGAGCTAATTACCCTGACGCTGTGCCTGATACAATGTTTACGGGAATAGGTAGTGGTCTTACTGGTGGTCTTACAAATTTAATGATAGATAAAGCAGCAGAAGGACTAGGTGCTGATAATTATCTTGGTGGTTTGTTAAATGCTTATAGTGATTTTGATCCTTTAGGTCAATTTGCTAGTCAAACTATGTACGGAATGAATGATGAAGCTAAAAGAAAGTATGCTAGATTAGAACTAGAAGACCCTAATTGGTCTAGTATGAGTGAAATTGATCGTGTAGCAAAGGCAAGATCCTCTCAGATAAATGACCAACTACCTAATGCTTACATACAAGGAAGTCAGAATCTTACTGACTCTCAATTAGCTGCTTTAAAACCAGAAGGTTTTCCTGCTTCTCAATGGGATTCTTTAAATTCTGACATGAAACTGTCATTAATAGGTGATAGTAAAAATAGCACAGGGGCTGGTTTTCTTAGTGTTTCTGGGAATGCTGCTGCTGGCGGTCTTCCTGCTGGCAATTCTAATGGGCAGGGTGGTCTTGATTACTTGAGTTTAATAGGAACTGGAGCCACTGGAGCCACTGGAGCCACTGGAGGAACTACAGGCACTGGAGGAACTACAGGCACTGGAGTAACTACAGGCACTGGAGTAACTACAGGCACTGGAGTAACTACAGGCACTGGAGGAACTACAGGCACTGGAGGAACTACAGGCACTGGAGGAACTACAGGCACTACAGGCACTGGAGGTGCTTTTACTGGAACTATGTTTAATGGGGAATATACAGGTGATGCTGTAAATCAGTTATCACAGGCTCGTTCACCTCGTAGTATGGACTTTAATAGTATATACGGAACTACTTCATTTAATCCAGCTACAGGTCAATTTGATCAACAAACATCACCTGAATACAATCAATTTCAACAGGGTCTTCTAGGACAGCTTCAGGGCTCTCAGGATGCGTACCAGAGCTTTGATCCACAAGATGCTGCCTCAGAGTACCTACGTGGAGTAAATGCCCTTAGAGAGCCTATGAGGGAGCAACAGACAGACTCTAAGTTGAGTCGTTTAATTCAGTCTGGTAAACTAGGGTCTACGGTTGGTACACAAGCTTTAGCTCAATTAGAGACAGAGCAAGAAAGCCAACGGTTCCAAGAAGCAATACAAGCCCAACAATACGGGACTCAAATGCAAGACCGTATGTTACGCAATCAAGCTGGTATGTTTGGTCTTACTTCTCAGGTAGCCGCAGAGCAATTCAAACCACAACAACAAGCATTAGGTTCAGTACCTATGCTACAACAAATCTACGGTTTTGCACAAGAGCCTCAGTTCCAACAAGGTCTAGCCGAACAAGGTATTGGCGCACAGCAAAGTGCTAATAATACAGCAAACTGGATGAATCTAGGAACCTCAGTTTTAGGTAGTGACATAGGGCAAGATATATTAGGTGATGGTTGGGGTTGGTTAAAGAGCAAGCTTTAAAATATATAAAGGAGTAGAGACACATGGCAGGATTATTCGGCTCAGGCCCTCAATCAAACATTTTACAAGTAGTACAAGGGTCATATAATAGTATGCTCAATGCTGAAAAGCAGAAGGGTGTTTCTATGACAGCAGCTATGGGTGCTTTTGGACAAGCCATAAGCCCTAAAGCAATAGGCATGAATCAATTTAAGAATGATTTTAAAGACGCAGATTGGACTAAGCCAGCAACATATCAAAAAGCTGGTGAACAAATTATGAAGTTTGATCCTAATGGTGGTCTAGCCATGATGGATAAAGGCAGGGCTTTAGCGGCTTCTTTGGCTCCTAAACCTCCTACATGGAAAGAAGTTAGTACAACAAATGCTGACGGTTCTTCCAACACTAAGTTTGTAGACATGAACACTTATCAGGGACAGACCTATAACTCAGCAGCACCTCAAGTTGCTGACGAATGGAAGCCTCAATCAAGAACAGTAGATGGGGTAGAAATAAAAGGAGTGTTCCTTAAAAGTTCAGGAAAATGGAAATCTTTAGGTGGAACAGGAAAACCAAAAGATCCTTCTGCTCGTACAATGACAACCGTAGTAATAGATGGTGTAGATACTAGGGTATCTGTAAGCAATACTGATCCAAGCGATATAGAAACAGTAGGTACGGCCCCTGCTACAGCAGAAGGAACTAAAGCAGTAACATTTGGTGAACGTATTTCAGGTGAAGAGTTAAAAAGGCAAGGTAAAAATTGGGCAAAAGCAGGTGTTTCTTATTCTTTAAAGAGCAACGGTGAATGGAAAGCTTACGATCCTAAAAAGGATAGCGAGAGTAATGCACAACAAACTTATACTCAAGTGAGTGGTGCTGATATGAACACTAAATATAATACAGACTTGTATGCGGCAGATAGAATGTATGAAGTAGGTAGTCTAGGAGGTGTGAAGTTATTAGAAGTTCCTAAAGCAACAGATACTAAAGCACCTAAACTGACCACTAGAATACAAGAAGCTCAGTTCATACATCCAGACGATACTACTAAACAACAAGAATATGTTTCAAACCAAACTAAGATACAAGAGGCAGGAGAGGCTGCTGGTACTAGCCCTATGCAGAACGCTCAATTCCTATATCCAAATGATGTAGCTAAACAACAAGAGTACGTTCTTGAACAGACTAAAATAAAAGATGTTCAGAAGGGAACTAAATCTTTTTTAAGCACTTTAGATCCCGATAACTTCACTGTTTCTTCTTTGTCTGACTACATGGAAAGCATGACAACAGACAGTCCAAATGGTAACACTAACCTATTAGTCAGATATGAAGAGTTATCACCTAAAGCAGAAGAGGCTTTAATTGAAGCACAAAACTTAACGCTTACTTCTAGACGTAAAGCGGAATCTACGAGGCGATTAGCTTCAAATCCTGACGTTATAGAGTCCATGAGTTCTGGTGCATGGGCTAACTTCAAAGAAGGTCTAAAATCATTTTTAGGTAGTGAAGACGCAGTTACTGAATTTAGAACTGAGTTTACTCGTATAAGCAACTCTCAGATTATTGGATCTCTTCCTGCTGGCCCTGCTTCTGATAAAGATATTGCATTAATAGCGGAAGGTTTTCCATCGGGTAGTTCAAACCCCGTAGTATTGACAAATTGGCTAGAGGCTTTTGCTAGACTTCAAGACGCTGATGCTGTTTACAACAAGTTTAAGAGTGGTTACATCTCTAAAAATAATAATACAAAAGGAATGCTACAAAATTGGGATAAGTTTATAGGAGTTCCTGAAGAGATGATAAACGCATATAAGGAGGCAATAAAAAATCCTAAGATAAATAACAAAAGTGTTTTGCGTGACTTCAAAAAGAAATACGGATTTAATCCAGAGGGGTTAATTTAATGTCTCAAAGAGATTTACCACCAAACTATTTTAATATGGATTCTACGTCTGTTAGTCAAGAAGGGGGCAAAGAAGACCTACCTGAAGGATTCTTTTTATCGGCTACAGAAATT